AAGTTTGGTACGCCAACTGACCCTGACCATGCCGCAACTAAGTCTTACGTAGACGCTGCTCGTTCAGGTCTTGACGTTAAGGCTTCGGTACGTGCCGCAACCACTGCTCCAATCAACCTTGCATCAGACCTTGAGGCTGGTGACACCCTTGACACCAACGTAACACTTGTTGCTGGTGATCGTGTTCTTGTTAAAGACCAGAGCACCGCATCAGAGAACGGTATCTACGTTGTTCAGGCTTCAGGTGCCGCAGTTCGTGCAACTGACTTTGACTCCAACGCAGAAGTAACTCCTGGAGCGTTTACCTTCGTAGAAGAAGGAACACTCAACGCAGACAGCGGTTGGGTTCTCACAACTAACGGAACCATCAACGTAGGTGTAACGGGTCTCACATGGGCTTTGTTCTCAGTTGCTGGTTCTATCTTTGCTGGTGACGGTCTCACCAAGACTGGTAACACCCTCAATGTTGTTGGTACTACAAACCGTATCTCGGTTAGCGCAGACGCTGTAGACATTTCCTCTAGTTATGTTGGTCAATCCAGCATCACCACCCTTGGCACGATTACCACGGGTGTTTGGAATGGTACAGACGTTGCCGTTGCAGACGGTGGTACTGGTGCATCAGACGCAGCAAGTGCTCGTACAAACCTGGGTATTAAGACGACTGCTGGTGCAGTTACAACCTCAACTTCAACCCTTGCCCGTATTGCAAAACAAGGTTGCGCCGCAAGCGTTACAGGTGTTTCAACCACCACAGTTACTCACAACTTTGGTACAACTGATGTAAACGTACAGATTTACGAAGTAGCAACTGGCGCAACGGTAATTGGTGATGTAACTCGTTCTAACGGAGACACGCTTTCTGTAGTACTCTATGGAACAATTTCCGCTAACGATTACACCATCGTTGTCGTAGGTTAACCATTAAATAGACCTTGAGGGGTCACAACATAGGAAGCGATTGAGGTCGTGGCACAGAAATTCACAGTACCTATTACTGTTAAGCAACTTGCTTCTGCTGGTTCTGATGCTGTCACCGTCTATGTTGACCAAGATACCTTTTCCCGCTTAAAAGTTGAAGCGGGTGGTCGTCTTACTTGGGGTTCTGGCGCATCTGCTGGTGACGTAAACCTATACCGTGCATCTGCTGATGTACTACAAACAGATGACACTTTTAAAACACCTGTTCTGTTTGTAGACAGTATTGAGATTGACCCAACGGGTGCAACAACCGATCAAGTTCTTAAGTTTGATGGAACTAAGTTTGTTGCCGCAACTTCTCCTAGTGGAGCCACAAGCCTTGACGGTTTAACTGATGTTGTTATTACCAGTCCAGAAGAATTTCAAACCCTTGAATATGATGGAACTAACTGGGTAAACACTTATTCTTCTGTTGTCTCTAATGTTCGTAATGCCGAAGCAACAACTCTTACTACTGGTACCGCTGTTTATTTGTTTGGCGCTACTGGTGACCATGCCACAGTAAAACGAGCAGACAATAGTTCTGACGCTACATCTTCTAAAACCGTTGGTCTTGTCGGCGCAAATATTACAGCAAGCAATGATGGTCCAGTTGTTACCCGTGGTTATGTTGATGGCATTGACTTGTCTGTTGGTTATACCGCTGGTGATGTTTTGTGGCTTGGAGAAAACGGTGCGTTTACCAAAACCAAACCAACCGCCCCAGACCATCTTGTATTCATAGGTGTTGTAGTCCGTGCAACCAACAACGGTATTGTTTACGTTGCTACACAAAACGGGTACGAATTAGATGAACTACACAACGTAAGTATCCCATCACCAAATGTTGGGGATGTTCTTACATACAACGGCTCACTATGGACTGCGGCTTCAGTTGCTAGTGGTGGAGGTGGCGCAAGTGTTACCGTTTCTGAAACGCCACCAGCATCACCAACTACAGGTGACTTGTGGTTTGAGTCAGATACCACTCGTACTTATGTTTACTATGACTCATTCTGGGTTGAAGTTGGTGGACTTGCCCCTACAGCGATTGTTTCAGATACCGCCCCATCCAGCCCCGTAACAGGACAAGTTTGGTTTAATTCTCTTAACGGTGGTACTTACATTTATTACAGCAGTGCTTGGACAGAAGTCGGTGCTGTACCTGTAAACAACTTACTTAATCTTTTAGATGCTAAAGGTGACATGTTTGTTGGTAGCGCCGACAACACTGCCGCCAAACTATCTGTTGGAACAACAGGACAAGTTCTTACCGTTGACCCAGCCGCAACCTATGGAGTAAAATGGGCAACAATTGCAGCAGGCGGTGGTGGTTTAAATACTTCATCTGAAGGAGCACTAGTAACTATGGCTATAGGAGCGTAAATGGCAATCGGAGACAGAAACGAAGCACGACTAGGTGGCCCAGTTCAATTAGGAACAACTACAACTACGATTGTTACCGCCGCTACTGGTTATGCCGACATCATTAAACAGATTATTATCTGTAACACTGACACCATTGACCGTACTGTGACGTTGGCTATTGGTTCAGCCGCCACTGCGGCTAACCGCCTCATGTCTGCGCTACCTATTGGCGCAAACGATCTTATGGTCTTTGACACAGCAATTGTTTTAAACGCAGGAGAGACATTACAAGGTTTGTCCGATACCGCCGCTAAAGTCACGGTAACTGCCGTTGGCTGGGAGAAGCAAACCGCTTAATGGCTCTTAGTTCTGCTTATGGTCTTGGTTCTATTAGAACAGGTGTTTGCACTAGTACTTCACGCCCTGCTTCACCTTTTGTAGGGCAAACCATTTTTGAAACCGACACCAACCTTGTTAGGTCTTGGCTTGGTACTGGTTGGTCTAGCGGTTTTAAGCATTCAATAACTCTTGCTATTGAGTACTTGGTTATTGCTGGCGGTGGTGGCGCTGCTTCATCTAACACTAGTTTAGGTGCATCTGGTGGTGGTGGTGGCGCTGGCGGTTATAGAAGTTCGGTTATTGGAGAAATAAGTGGTGGCGGTGGAACTATTGAATCTGTTTTAGGTTTGTCAATAGGAACGTATGCCGTGACTATTGGTGCTGGTGGTGCTGGTGGGACAGACGCTAAAGGCACTAACGGAGTAAATACAGTTTTTCATACAATTACTTCTACAGGTGGTGGCGGTGGTGGTATTGGTAACACAGCACCGAACATTGGTGGTTCTGGTGGTGGTGGTGACTACATTGCTGGTGCGGCTGGAACAGCAGGACAAGGTTTTGCTGGAGGTACTGGTTCGGGCAACACGCAATACACCTCTGGTGGTGGTGGCGGTGCTGGAGCAGTAGGTGCCAACTGTGCCGCAGGTAAATCTGGTGATGGTGGTATTGGTGTTCAATCATCAATAAACGGAACGGCAATATACCGAGCAGGTGGTGGTGGAGGTGGTGCCTACTCAACTGGTAGAACCCCTGGTACTGGTGGTTTGGGTGGTGGCGGTAATGGTGGTTCAAGCGGTACGGCTGGAACAGCGAACACAGGTGGTGGTGGCGGTGCAACAAGCACAACAGGTCAGGCTGGTGGTTCTGGCGTTGTAATTTGTCGTTACACAACAAACGATGCAACTGGTTTTACAATTACTGGTGGAACAAAAACCACAGCAGGTACATACACGATTCACACGTTTACAGCCTCTGGTAGTTTGGTGATCGCATGAGTATTTCAGCATCAGATAAAGGCATGCGCCCAGGAGTATGTACTTCTACTAATCGTCCTGCCAACCCATACATTGGCATGATGATTTTTGAAACTGATACGTTTTTGCAAAAGGTATGGTTAGGTAGTTCGTGGTCAAATGGTATAAAACACAGCACATTAGTTGCTCTTGACTACCTTGTAGTAGCAGGAGGCGGTGGAGGTGGTTTTGATGTTGGAGGCGGTGGAGGCGCTGGAGGTTACCGCACGACTACGGGTACATCTGGTGGAAACACTGCCGCAGAATCACAACTTGTTTTGGGTGCAGGTACGTACACCGTAACTATTGGTTCGGGAGGTGCTGGTGGTGCTTCAGGTGGTACTGCTGGTTCTGGAACTAACTCTGTATTCCACACAATCACTTCTACTGGTGGAGGTGGTGCAGGTAACTATAGCGGTGGTTCGGGTGCTAATGGTGGTTCTGGTGGTGGTGGTTCTGGGTATGGTTCCGCAACCACTGGAGGAACAGGAGTATCTAATCAAGGTTTTGCTGGTGGTGCAGGTTTAGCCGCATACGGTGGTGCGGCTACAGGAGGTGGCGGTGGTGGTGCAGGTGGCGCTGGAGCCGCATCAACGAACGGTGCATCTAGTTTTGCTGCTGGTGGTGTTGGTTTGGTGAACTCTATTACTGGTTCATCTATTACTTACGCAACAGGTGGAGATGGTGGTGGTGATAGTTGGACTGGAATGGTTGCTGTTACTGCTAACACAGGTAACGGTGGTGATGGTGCTGGATTGGGTGCAACTACATACGCTGGTGCGTCTGGTGTGGTTATTGTTCGTTATTTGACAGCAGAAGCAGTAATTTTTAATATCAGTGGTGGGACTAAAACAACATCTGGTTCTTATACTGTTCATACGTTTACTAGTTCAGGAAGTTTGGTAATTGCATAATGCCTCTTAGTTCTGTTATCGGCTCATCTTCAATTATGCAACCTGGTGTTTGTACGTCTACGACTCGCCCTGCTTCACCATATGACGGTCAAGTTATCTATGAGACTGACACGGATAAGACTTTGGTATGGAACGGTACGGGTTGGGTGTTCCTGTCAACAAGTCGGGCAAACCCTGTAGGCTTTGACTTAATCAAAACACAAACGATTGGTAGCGCAGTATCCACCGTTGAAGTGGCAGACGTATTTAGCAGCACCTACGACAACTATTTAATTCTTGTTTCTGGTGGTGTTGGTTCAACCAATATCAACTTGCGTCTAACACTGGGTTCAACTGCTACTGGTTACTCGTATGCAGGTTTCTACGCACAATATAGTTCTGCTGGTGTTGTAGCAACAAACACAAACACGGCAACATTTTTTGATGTTGGTTATGCGACCTCAAACGCCATATCTTCACGCATAGAACTAGAGTCCCCCAACCTTGCAAAGCGAACAATAGTTAGGGCGCAGGCAACTGGTTCTACAACAACATGGTACAGATTTGATTATGCTGGATTCTTGGATAACGCAACTCAATATACGGCATTTACATTGACTTGTTCAACTGGAACCATCACTGGCGGCACTATCTCTGTTTACGGGTATGCCAAGTAGGTAGTCAATGGCATTCTCTTTCCCTGCTTCCCCTGCTGTTAACGATCAATACACAGTAAACAACCGTACCTATACATGGACTGGTTCTGTATGGGAAATGACTGGCGGTAAGATTGTTACGGCCCAGATACAAGACTTGGGCGTTACTACAGCCAAGATTGCTGAAAACGCTGTAACCCAGGCAAAACTTGCTTCCACTCTGTCGGGCGTAACTATTTGCACGTCTTCAACTAAACCAGGGTCTCCGTTTACTGGACAACAGATTTTTGAAACTGACACGAATCTTTTAAAGGTATGGTTAGGTTCTGCTTGGTCAAATGGGTACAAGCACATTGCTGGTTTAACTGTTGAATATCTCATTATTGCTGGTGGCGGTGGCGGTGGAAAAACAGATGGTTCTACTTACAGCGGTGGTGGCGGTGGTGCTGGTGGTTACCGCTCATCAGTCGCTGGAGAAGCATCTGGTGGCGGTGGAACCATAGAGTCGCCGTTGGTTTTGACATCTGGAACGTATGGTGTAACCGTTGGTGGTGGTGGTGCTTCTGATGCGGTTGGTTCAAATAGTGTTTTTGGTTCTATAACTTCAACTGGTGGTGGTCGTGGTGCGGGATTAAATACACCTAATATCGGTGGTTCAGGTGGTGGTGCAAACAACATAACCACTACGGGTGGCGCAGGAACTTCATCGCAAGGTTTTGCTGGTGGCAATAGCATAAGCGGTAGTTATGCTGGCGGTGGCGGTGCTGGAGCAGTAGGTGAAACAAGAACTGGCAACTCTATTGGCGGCGCTGGCGGTGTCGGTGTATCTTCATCTATAACTGGTTCATCAGTTACTTACGCTGGTGGCGGTGGCGGCACTGGAAGTTCAACAGGTGGTGCTGGTGGCTCAGGTGGAGGTGGTGCTGGTGGCAGTGGTGCAACTGCTGGAACTGCTGGAACATCAAATAGAGGAGGCGGAGGCGGAGGCGCTGGAGGTTTTGGTGGTGCAACACCTTCTGGTGGTGCTGGTGGTTCTGGCGTTGTTATAGTTCGTTATTTAACCTCTGACGGTGTTGGTCTTACCATTACTGGTGGTACCGCCACAACTTCTGGTTCATACACAGTTCGTACATTTACAGCATCAGGAAGTTTGGTGATCGCATAATGCCTGCTATAGATTTTCCCAATTCTCCTACAACTAATCAGATATTTAATTCTGGTGGTAAGACATGGAGGTATGATGGTTCTGCTTGGCTTTTGGTTACCTCTAATACAGAGATTACTATTGAGCCAAGTACTACTGCATTAGATGGTGGTAGACCTAATACACTTCAATTCTTTGTTATGGGGCCTGTTGACGCAGGAACGGTTACCTGATGTATTACCAAATTCAAATTCGTAGAGGTACTGCTTCTGAGTGGACTGCAACTAACCCTATTCTTGCGGCTGGTGAATTAGCCGTTGAATCTGACACAAATAAAATGAAAGTTGGAAATGGTTCTACGGCATGGGCTTCTTTGGCTTATGCCACTGCAACCCCTACTGAAGTAAACAGTAAAGCATCTACAGGTAAAGCCATTGCTATGGCTATAGTTTTTGGAGGATAGTTTATGGCGGCACCTAATATTGTTAACGTAACAACCATCATTGGTAAGACCGCAGTACAACAGGTGACTACCTCTGCTACCGCTATTGTGACTAATTCTGCCGCTTCGGGCAAAGTGTTTAAAGTCAATGCTTTGTATATAGCCAACGTTGATGGTGCGGCGGCGGCTGAAATTTCTGTTGCCCTTCATCGTTCTTCTGTTTCCTATGAGATTGCCCACACTGTCTCAGTCCCAGCAGATGCAACACTTGATGTTATTAGTAAATCTATTTATTTAGAAGAAGGCGATGAACTGCGCCTTACCGCAAGTGCTAACTCTGACCTTGAAGCAGTATGTAGTTACGAGGAAATTAGTTAATGCGCTCTAATGGAAGCATTATTGGTCCAAAAGGAACAGTAAATCCCTCCTCTGCATCTGGTATTTGGGCTATCCGTGATGCTCAACGTGAACGTGGGGCTATTAATTGGCCTAGTTTAACTACACCCACTGTTGAATATCTTGTTATTGCTGGTGGTGGTGGAGGAGCAGGAGCCGAAGGTAATGGTGGAGCCGCAGGTGGCGGTGGTGGAGCGGGTGGATATAGAACTGCGTCTGGTTTTGCTGTTTCTGCTGGTGTCCCAATAACCGTTACTGTTGGTGGTGGAGGTTCTGTTACTTCAAAAGGTAATGGTGGTGCTGGAGGAAACTCTGCTTTCAGCACCATAACAAGTACTGGTGGAGGAGGCGGTGCTTACGGAAACAATAATACTGGTCAGGGTGGTTCAGGTGGCGGTGGCGGTGGTGGCGGTGCTTCTGTTGCTGGTACTGGAACGGCTGGTCAAGGAAATAACGGTGGTAGCGGTCAATACTACGCAATTGGACAAGGCAGATGGATTGGCGCAGGTGGCGGTGGCGCAGGTGCTGTAGGAGGTAATTCATCAAGTGGTGGAGCAGGTAGTGGCGGTGCAGGTGTTGCATCATCAATTACTGGAACTTCTGTAACTCGTGCTGGTGGTGGAGGAGGAAACGGAATTGAACCATTGGTTCAATGGTTTGGTTCTGGTGGAGGTTCTGGTGGAGGTGGAGCAGGTGGTGTTTCTGGCTCTGCTGGAACTGCTAATACTGGTGGTGGTGGAGGTGCATCTCAACCTGCTGGTGCTGCTGGCGGTTCAGGAGTAGTGATTATTGCTTACCCATCAACATTTTCAACCGCAACTGCTACAACAGGTTCACCAACATACAGTTCGGTGTCTCGTTCAGGCTATCATGTATACACGTTTACTGCGTCTGGCAGTATTACTTTCTAGGAGAAACTTAAATGGCACATTTTGCAGAACTTGGTGAAGACAACATCGTATTGCGAGTAATCGTAGTATCTAACGATGATTGTAAGGACTCAGAGGGCAACGAATCAGAAGCCGTAGGCGCTGAATTCTGTCGCAACCTTCTTGGTGGAACATGGAAGCAGACCTCATACAACGGCAACATGCGTGCTCGTTACGCAGGTATTGGTTACACCTACCGATCAGATTTGGATGCTTACATCGCCCCAAAGCCTTACCCATCATGGTCACTTAACGAAGAAACCACTGAATGGGAAGCACCAGTTGCTCGCCCAACAGAAGGTTTCTACACCTGGGATGAAGCAAACCAAGAATGGGATGAAGTAACACTTCCTGCGTAATGGACCCACTTGATTTTGAACTTCAATTCGCAGAAAACAAAACCAAGTACAACCTTGGTGCTGTAACTGACGGTTCAATTACCACGGCAAAACTAGCCGATGGTGCGGTAACGTCTGCAAAGATTGCGGCTGGTGCTGGTGGTATTACTGTTTGCACTAGTACTACTCGCCCTGCAACCCCTAATACAGGGCAAAGTATTTACGAAACAGATACTAACCTACTGAGAATATACACGGGTACAAACTGGTCAAATGGCGTTATTTTTAATAATTCTATTACTACTGAGTACTTCATTGCTGCTGGTGGCGGTGGTGCTGGAACGTCACTAACTGGTGGCGCTGGTGGCGGTGGTGCTATGTACGTAAGTTCTAGTTCACTAGTTTACGGAAACACTTACACAGTTACAGTTGGTGCTGGTGGTGCTGGAACAATAAGCAGTGGTCAAGGTACTGATACTGGTGGAAGTATTGGGGCTTCTTCTTCTTTTGCAGGTGCTACTTGTAAAGGTGGTGGAGCAGGTTGGAACAGAAGTGCATCATCTTATTTTAATAATGCTAATGCTACTGGTGGTGCTAACGGTGCAGGTGGTTCTTCAGACGGTGTAAGGACAGCAGGACAAACTGGAACGATAGACACAATCCCAGCAGGTGCCACAGGAACTGCCTACGGTGGAAGAACTGGTGGTAATGGTATTGGTGCCGATGGTCTTAACTATGCTGGTGGTGGAGGCGCTGGAGCAGGAGCAAACGGAGCCACAGTCGTGTCAGGGTCTACTCCAGGAAATGGTGGCGCTGGTGTTATTAACCCTATTGATGGTTTTTACTACGGTGGCGGTGGTGGTGGCTCTGGTTATACAGGAGCAATGCCTGGTGGTAACGGTGGTTTAGGCGGTGGCGGTGGCGGTGCAAAAGCAACTACAAGTCCTGGAGCAGGTGGTACTGGGGGACGTAACGTAGGTGCTGCTGGTACTGGTGGTACAAACAGTGATACTAACTATCCTGGTGGCGCTGGTGGCGCAAACACTGGTGGAGGTGGTGGTGGTGGAGGCCACTCTACTGGTAACGGTGGAGCAGGTGGTTCAGGAGCAGTTGTGATTAGAACCTCATCAACATACCCAACTGCTTTAACTACAGGAAGTGGTGTAACAATGACTAACGCAAACGGTTATAAAACGTACGTCTTCTTGTCAACTGGTTCAATCACTTGGTAACTCTAAGGTAAACTAGTACCCTATGGCTGTACAGATTCAATTTCGCCGTGGTACTGCATCCGCATGGACTAGTGCCAACCCAACACTTGCTGAAGGTGAAATGGGTATTGAAACAGATACCGACCAGTTTAAGATCGGTGATGGTCTAACCGCATGGACTAGTCTTGCTTATGGCGGTATTGCTGGGGCGGCTGGTGCTAACGGAACCAACGGTACTAACGGTACCAATGCGGTCTATGATACTGACCAAGCGGTCATCAGTTCTCAAGTTTTTAGTTAGGAGCAATAATGGCAACATTTACTAAGTTAGCGCTACAACCAGCAGGTACAACGGGAACTGGTTTGGGCATCCTTGTAGCCGCAACCGCAACTGCTGGTACAGCAATACACACAGCGTCGTCAACTGCTACCACGATTGATGAGATCTGGTTGTACGCAGTTAATACTCACACATCGGACATTAAGTTGACGATTGAGTGGGGCGAAGCAACTGAACCAAACGGAAACATTGAATACACGGTTAAGGCTGAGAACGGTCTTTACCTAATTGTTCCAGGTCTTTTGTTGCAGGGTAACGCAACCGCTAAGGTCGTTCGTGCTTTTGCTGGAACAGCAAACGAAATTGTGATTCACGGGTACGTTAACCGCATCACAGCGTAAGGGGTCTTTGTGCCTTCTATTTTAAAAAGCACATCTGGTGGTAAAGCCATTAGTGGTGGGTCATTGGCTCCACGTAGTAGCCGTGGTAACACGGCTCAGGTTGCTGCTTACTGGTCTGGTGGTGGTCCAAATCCTCCATCTAGCGTTGAATACCTTGTTGTTGGCGGTGGCGGTGGAGGCGGCGGCACAGACGGTGGTGGTGGAGGTGGTGCGGGCGGTTATCGCACTTCAGCATCTTTTGCTGTTTCTGCTGGTGTTGCACTAACTGTCACTGTTGGCGGTGGCGGCGGTGGTTCTTCAGGCTCACTTGGAAACGGTGGAAGTGGAACTGCGTCTGTATTTTCATCTATTTCATCTGCTGGTGGCGGTGGCGGTGGAACTATTGCTGGTGGTTCAGGTGGAGGTGGTCATGGTAATGGTTCAAACGGTGGTGCAGGTAACACACCATCAGTAAGTCCGTCACAAGGTAACAATGGTGGTTCTGGAGCGGGTGTAATCAATGGGCGTTCACGGGCTGGCGGTGGCGGTGGCGGTGCTGGAGCAGTTGGTCAAAACAACCAAGGTGAAAACGGTGGTGCTGGTGGTAATGGTAGTTCGTCATCCATAGACGGAACCGCTACATTCCGAGGCGGCGGAGGCGGAGCAGGAAACTTCTTAGAGTTTGGTAGTGGCGGTGCTGGAGGCGCAGGTGGCGGTGGTTCAGGAGCATGGACACCAACAGCAGGTTCGTCAAACACGGGCGGTGGCGGTGGCGGTGGCTCCCGATATTTGCATTTGACAACAAATGGTCAATCGGGCGGAAGTGGTGTGGTCATTGTTGCCTATCCATTAGATTTTGATGCTGCTGTTGCAACTACTGGTTCTCCAACAATCAATACAACATCTCGTTCTGGATATCGTGTTTATACTTGGACTGGTTCGGGGAGTATTACTTTTTAATGGCACATTTTGCACAAATTACTGATGGTGTTGTAACTAATAACCCACTATTCATAAACAATTTACTCGGTGATACCCATTTCAAAGTTGTTAAAGACATTGTTCTAGGCAATAACTTTGATTGGTATTTTCATGATTCAGGTCATTTAGAAAATGAACCAAACAAAAAGTATCCAATAGAGTTACATGGTTTTACTCATATTGCCTATTCAATAGATAGTCAATCAAACTATTTATCTTTGTTTCAGCCAATTGTTTATGGAATGGTTGACGCACTTGGTTTAACCAGTTATCAACTAATTAGATTAAAACTTAATTTAACTTTGAATGTAGGCAAACAGGTTGAACCGCAAATACATACAGATATGAATAATGGTTTTACTGGTCTTTATTATTTTAACGACTCTGACGGTGATACATTATTCTACGAAAACAAAAACATCATCCATAGGCAAACACCAAAAGAAAACTGTTTAGTTGTTTTTAATTCGGATGTCCCCCATTCTGCCCAATTGCCTTTAATTTCTACAAAACGCTGTGTATTGAATATAAATATTACTGGCATATAAAAGGCGTTACAGTCGCTGGGTAACCTTTGTGCCAGTAGCAATACTGGCATTATGGTGTAAAATGGTGCCAAGACAACGCTGTATTTAACAGGAAAGATGGTGGAAATCATGGGCAAACTTGCATGGGATTACATTGTTCCAGTAGTTCTTCCAAAAGACCTTAAAGGTATTGAGCCAGGAAAACTCCCTGCCAACCTTCTCAAAGCAGTTCCTGGTGGCGGAAAGATGCATTGGATCGCCGCATGCGCATGGACAGCAATGGTTGAAAAAGCCAAGGCTGAAGGCGTTGAATTAAAACCGACTTCCAGCGGCGACACATACAGAGATTACGAAAGCCAAAAAAAGGGATTTCTTACTCGCTACACACTTGACAAAGTGGATGGAACCAGCACCAAAACCTTTGAAGGTAAGACTTGGTATCTCAAGAAGGGTATGGCGATGTTGGCTACACCTGGTAAATCACAGCATAACCTCGGCTTGGCGGTTGACGTTCATTCAGCATCAGAGCCAAAGCGTCTCAACTGGCTTATTGCAAACGTTAAAGAGTTTGGTTTTTCATGGGAAGTTGTTCCAAGCGAACCATGGCACTTGCGTTATGTCTGCGGAGACAATATCCCTGCATCGGTTAAAGCATGGATGGACGCTAACGGCGTAGTTGCCCCAGTAGGTAATGCCCCAGCCGCCGCTCCTGCCGCAGGCGGAGACGACATCAAGAAACTACAAGAAGCGCTCAAGGCAAAAGGTTTCTACAATGGTGAAATTAACGGTCAAAAAGACTCAGCAACCGACGAGGCAATCAAGGCTTTTAAAATTGCCAATGGTCTAAAGCCTGACTTCTTCCCTGGTCCAAAAGTAAAAGAACTTTTAGGACTAAAATAAATAAATGGCACCACGCCCCAGAGGTTTAAGCGGATCAGGTAGGCAGCGAATTAACGCTGCACTGACTCTGTACTCAGGTACTGCCAACATTGAAAACGAACGCAAGCGCATGCGTGAGGACAACTTGGCTCGCTCTGAAGCCAATCAGATGGTGGAGATTCCATGGGTTCCTGGAAACAACCACGCCACTAACGAAAGCAGTCGTGTTAGCGGATACAAGTTTGTAACCTACAACACAGAAGATCTGTCAGACGAAGATCGCAGAACCACAGGTGCTGGATCCATTATGGCTGGTCAGCGTTACGGTACCTTATTTGTACGCTTCTGGAAGTACAAAGACAGTGGTGGAACACCATGGAAGTACATGAACGTTCCACAGCAGGTTTATGAATCATTTGCGGCGTCTCCATCAAAAGGGCAGTATATTAATTCCGTTCTCAACAAGTTTCCATACAGCAGGGCTACAAGTGATGAAATTTCCACGTATTTTACGGATATTTAGTTTAAACAAAGTCCACAGTTTCTTCTCTATTTACTGGATCACTAGAGACTTTGTAGATTCAAGAACCCCTCGTATTTGCACAGGGTTTATGCATGAGACTGACCCTCCTTGGCGACACGGTAAAGGGATACAGATCCGTACTAAAAAACACACTGTACAAATAGGACGTTGTAAAAAGGTCAAGGTTTCTGATGAAACTGCGGGTATCTTAAAAGCAGTTGGTGGACGTGAGATGAATACCCCTGCTAGTGAGATTGGATTGTGGTGATGGCATTCTTTAAGAAAGAAGAAAAGAAAGAAGAAACAATCATTCCAAAACGGATCAAGAATCTTGACCGTTCTTCTTTACTTCAATGGTTTGATACCAGCATCATGAACCTTGGCGCATCATTTGATCGTTGGCGCTTTCATGGCGGACCAGAAGCAGAAGTGACTGAGGCAATAGAAGCACTTTCTGCAATTTGGGCAGAGTTACAACAAAGGGTTGACGATCAGCGTTAGTACTGATACCATCGGATTTATGTCAAACAACACAACAACCAAAGCACTAATCACCAACCTTGAAAACAGCGATAAGCGTCGCCTAACTAACGCCGTCCACGACCTGTTTCTTGTAACCGAGGGGTACTCCCCTAAGGTCTTTATCCCTTCTCCAAATGTGGACGTAGAAGAAGGAACCCTTGTGGACATCAAAACCCTCATCATGATTATTGAAGATGCCGCCGCATTGATCTCAGAACTGCGCCCATCACGTGCATTTGCCCACAACGACAACCAACTTCAACTGAAGTTTGACAACACCGACTACTAATTAGTCTATGATTGGTCTGTGCTCACAGACGACGAACTAGACGAAAACCTCTTAGCGGAGGACATAGCCGAGGAACTGGACGAAACGTCCGCCGAATTCATAGACGAATTGGTTAAACGCATTATTGTGTTTACCGAGGAGTTCTGTAATGTGGAATTGTTCCCGTATCAGATTCCTATTGCCTATCGCTTAATTGAATCTGTCATCCTTGGTGACGGTGAAGAAATGACGGTAGTTGCCACACGCCAGTCAGGTAAATCGGAAGTGTTGTCTAACGTCATGGCATCACTTATGGTTATCTTGCCTAAATTGGCAAGGGTATATCCAACATGGCTAGAAAAGTTTGAAAAGGGATTCTGGTGTGGTGTGTTCGCCCCAGTTGAAGACCAAGCAGATACTGTATTCAGTCGTATCGTTAGCAAACTAACAAGTGACCACGCAATTGAATTCCTCCTTGATCCAGAGATTGGTGACAAAGCAACATCAGGTGGTTCTCGTGGTAAGGGTCGCATTATCACCTTGAAGCATTCTGGTTCACTTTGCCGTATGCAGACCTGTAACCCAAAAGCAAAGATTGAATCAAAGACTTATCACTTCGTGCTCATTGACGAGGCTCAGGAAGCCGACGAGTACATGATTGCCAAATCAATTAAGCCGATGTTGGCGTTTAACAACGGAAGCATTTGCCTAACAGGAACGGCTACCCGTAACAAGTCTTATTTCTACAAGATGATCCAATACAACAAGCGACGCACCGTCAATGGTGGTCGTAAGTTCCGCCCATGTCACTTTGAGTATGACTGGCGAGTCGCCGCCAAGTACAACCCTAACTATGCCAAGTTCATCGCTAAAGAGAAACTGCGTATTGGTGAAGATTCTGACGAGTTCAGAATGTCATATGAAAACCACTGGGTGCTGGACAAAGGTATGTTTGTCACCGAAGAGCGCTTAGAGAGGCTCTACGACCCCTCTATGGCCCTTGTAAAGCAATGGTGGAGAACACCCGTTGTGGTCGGTATTGACGTTGCCCGCTCTAATGACTCCACCGTAGTGACTGTTTGTTGGGTGGACTGGGATCACCCAGATCCATTCGGCTTCCATGAGCACCGTGTCCTCAACTGGTTGGAAATCAACAACGAGGAATGGGAACAGCAGTACTTCCAGATTATTGACTTCTTGCGTAACTATGACCCTCTGAGAATTGGTATTGACTCTCAGGGTGTTGGTGGCGCTGTAGCCGAGCGTATGCAAATCCTTTTGCCCGATATTGAAGTTATTGCCGTGTCCTCAGACTCTAAGACCCAACACGAAAGATGGGTACATCTTACCGAGTTGATTCAGAGAGAACAATTAATAATTCCAGGGCACTCAAAGGCTCGCCGTACTCGTGGATGGAAACGCTTTAATCAGCAGATGAATGACCTTGAAAAGATCTACCGTGGTCCATATATGCTGGCGGCTGCTCCTGAGGAAAAAGGCGCTTTTGATGACTATCCAGACTCTCTGGCTATTGCTTGCTCTATGACACTACACGATACTTTGCCTCAAATACAGGTGGCAGAAAATCCATTCTTTAAATGATGCTAATCTAGTAACAAGAATAAAACCCCTATTACGGAGGCTTACGTGAACGTAGCACCAGCACCACAATTCCCAGAGCGCTCACCGAACGTTTTTGAGCGTTCAATGGCGCCAAGCATTCCAGGTAACCGTGGACCGCTTCGCTTTGAAGAAGGTGTCGCTACTGACACCGACGTGCCAAACGACTTTGCTCGTGGCGCATACTTTGATCCGACATCGGCTCCAGGTCGTCAGAACCACAACAACCCTGAAATGTTTTACAAGTACCCAGAAGAGACAATGCGTGAGCGTGCTCACGTAGGTTCGGCTTCATGGATTGAAGCCCCAACGGTTTTGAGCGAATTCGTTCAAGGCTCAATGGCTGGCGATGGAATGCCATCGTTTGAATACGAGTACAACAGCGGCGGTCATATGAACCGCATGAACCCAACAGTCGTTAACGACTAGTTATGGAAGGCGGCGCCGATGCAGGCGCCAGCACAACTGACAATGCTGTTGATGGTGGGGGGAGTCTAGGGACTCCCCCTACTAATACCAGTTCAGGGATCGGCATTGGACAGGTTTATGCTGGTGCTGGATTCTTTACGGGAGCAATGAAATCCCGTAAGCAACACTTCCACGAATCACAGCAACAGTACCGTCGTCCTGATTACGGGACGGGCGACCGAAACCCAATGGTTGGTCCTACACCTGGTCCTAAGGGTGGGATTGATATGCGTCGCAATATGTCAGGTCTTGGCGTAGGTTACGCCGATGCACTTGACTTGTTTAAGCCAATGCGATCTAACTTAAACAAAACTTCTACAGGTGTTCGTATGAACCACCGCCCACAAGACCCTATGCGTCGTCGTGCCCAAGGAACCCGTGCTTACGTAGAGTCCAATCCACAGAATGAGGATGGTATCTAATGGCTAAAGATGGCGGAGAACTATACGTACCAGAAAACGCTGGTGAATTAACTCTTCCAACTGGTCGTGCTTTTGACCCTGTTGCCCATGGCTATAAGCGAGTACTTCCAAAAAAAGGAAGTAAAAACATTGGGGCTTGGGATCCAAATAATGACTTGGGTTCCCGTATGGATAAATTACACCCAAATCAATTTAGTCGCATGGTTCACAACGTTACACATGCAGTAAAAACCGCTAGTCCAGAAGACGTTAAGTCTGGTATGGATTGGTACAAGCGTGCTCACGACTTTGCAACTGAAATTGGCAATGGCGATGTGCGCCGTGGGGCTGGCGCTATTGCAATATTGAGTGCACAAGTTGGTTGGAATGACAACCAACGGATGGCACGTCAATTAAGGGATACAGGAACTGCTAGTGGTGGTTTTGTAACGGGAAGACAGGTACGTCAGGCTCGTGAGGTTCTTGAAGGTTCTGTAGACCCAGAACAACACTTACCAATGGATAGAAAAACTGGTAATTTCTTTAGAAACATTGTTAACCCAGATGACGCTAGAGGCGTAACAATTGATCGCCACGCCCATGACATCACGGTAGGTCGTGTGCTCGGTAGTGAAGATCGTGGTTTACAAACACCTACTAGATACAACACATTTGTTCAAGCACACCTTAATGCCGCTGGTCACCTTGGCATACTCCCGCATCAAGCACAAGCCATCGGCTGGGTAAACTGGCGCCGCCAGAGAGGAATCGTTGATTAATCATGACAGATGCATGGGCACTCATCATTGCCACTCTCATTACCACCCTTGCTGGAGCCATTGGAGCAGGGATTAAACAACTAAAAGAACTTCGTAAAGAAAACCGCAATGACCACGGAATGGTCATGCTTCATTTAAAAACTGTAAGACGTAGTGTTGAGAACGTGGGCGACAAAGTCCAATCTGTTTCTGAGCGTCTTGACAATCACATTGATTGGCACCTAGACGCCAAGAAGTGATGCTAGGCACACCCGTGAATAGGGTGATAGGATGTTCCTGACCGTAATCCTGAATTATAAAAGGTTAGGAACTTGTGAAACAAGAAGACCAGAAATCAAGTTTACTGGCGGACCTACTCAGCCCGAGGGATAACACTTCGTCTGATACATGTAAGTTCACCCGTACTAAAATGAAAATGACTCCTGAAGAACAGGACGCCATAGACCAAGCCATTGGACTCATTCGTGAGGATAACGGTTTAGGAAAAAGCAAAACCTACAGTGCATCATGGCTTACTAAGGTCATGCGTCAACATGGTTACAACGTGAGTATTAGTACAATCCAGCGCCACGTCAACAAAGAGTGTTGCTGTTACCAAGGAGGCGCACAATGAGTGAATTAGCAAAAGCATTAACAACAACACCACAAGATAAGACTAAGTTGCTTGGCAAGTTAGTTGAAATGCTTGAGAGCAAGAACATTGACATCAACGAAATTGGTGACATCAAACGTGTCAAGTTGTACCAAGCAATGTCAAAAGACTCAGACGGTGAAGCACATATTCATGATCTCGCCGCAATTCAGTTTTCACCTAAGTGGGAAACTGGTCCAGAGTGGCCTGTTGTACAACAAGGTCCTGCAATTAAAATGCCAGTACCTAAAGCAAAAGTAAAAAAAGCATCTGAGTTTAAAATATGTGTTGTTGTTCCTGACATTCAGATTGGTTACTACCGTGGTCGTGATGGCACATTAGAACCAACTCATGATGAGAAGGCACTTGATGTTGCACTCAAGATCATTGAAGAGATGAACCCTGACACAGTCATTTGTGTTGGTGACAACCTTGACTTCCCTGAGATGGGTAAGTACTTGACATACCCTGCGTATGCACAGACAACGCAAGCATCAATTGATCGTGCAACAGTGTTCTGTGCACAAATGCGTGCGGCGGCTCCTGATGCAGAAATCGTATGGCTTGCTGGTAACCACGAAGAGCGTATGCCTAAATATCTTTTAGTTAACGCATCAGCCGCTTATGGTTTGCGTAAGGGAAACACCCCAGAATCATGGCCTGTTTTGAGTGTTCCATACCTCTGTCGTATGGATGACTTCAATGTAATTTACAAGCCAGGTTATCCAGCATCAGATTATTGGGTCAATGAGAAACTGCGAATCATCCACGGCGATCGTGTTAAGTCCTCAGGATCAACGGCGCACATCTATCTCAACAATGAAAAGACAAGCGTTATCTATGGGCATATTCATCGCATTGAAACAGCATTTAAAACACGTGAAGACTTTGATGGTCCACGCACCATCATGGCTGCTTCACCTGGTTGTCTTGCTCGGATTGACGGCGCCATACCCAGCACAAAAGGTGGGGTAGATCTTGACGGACGTCCGCTTACTCGCCATGAAAATTGGCAACAAGGCTTGGGTATTGTTCGTTATGAAGACGATAATCAGCATCGTTTCTCTTACGATGTAATTCCAATTTACAACGGTTGGGGCATGTACCAAGGTAAAGAATACCAAGCAGACTAATGACAACGATTGTTGGAATTCAAGGTGACGGCTTTGCTGTGGTATGTGTTGACTCACGTATCTCCACCGTGTTCTCCGATGGTCTTGCTCAAACTGGAACACTTCGTGAAGGCTCCAGCAAAGTTGCCACTAACGGAAAGTACTTGTTAGGTGCGGCTGGGGATGTGCGTGCAATCAATATCTTGCATCATGTCTTTCAGCCCCCAGCAGTTCCACCAAACTTAAAAGGTAAAAAACTAGATCAGTTCTTTACTGCCAAGTTCATTCCTGCGTTACGTGAATGTTTTGACGCTCAGGGTTACTCAATACCTGACCTCAACGAAAACAAAGAGCATATTGCCGAGCAGGGATCCAACATTCTTGTTGTGGTCAATGGTGTTATCTATATGGTTGATGGAGACTATGCGTGGTCATCTGAAGCCAGTGGTATCTACGCTATTGGATCTGGTGCCCACTATGCCCTAGGTGCTTTACAAGTCATGATGAATAAAAAGAAATGGACAGCCCAGCAGGCTAAGACCAGCGCCCTCAAGGCTCTCAATATTGCGGCTCGGTTTGACCCCTACACGGGTCCCCCATACCAAACCTACGTACAAGGTCAAGAAAGCATTAGAACCCGTAAAACGGTATAATCTCTTTGAACCTAATCAAGGAGACTTATGAGTCAATTAAAGACCGCCCATGCAGATGCCGCTATTAAAGGTGCCGCCCTCGGTATCCTAACGTTTGCCGCCGCAAAGTACAGCATCTCAACTGAATTGGTTGCATTGCTGTTGCCTTTTGTTGCTACTGGTATTTCGCTGGTATCAACCAAAATTGGTCCTGCAAACACCACATTGCTTCTCAAGGTTGCTGAACAAGCAATTGCCGCCGCCCCTGCTAAAGCAGAACCAGCACCTGTTAAATCCGCAGCAAAGAAAGCCGCTCCAAAAAAGAAGTAAGATATTCATATCCTCCTTTTTTGTGGAAAGATATAACTAATGGCTATTGATTTTTGGTCACCCTCGTATCGTGCATCTTCAAGTGACCTCACAGTTGCTATCTCTCCGCTTGGATTGGTTGAACTTGCAGACGAAGAGTTTGAAGTTCATGGACCACGTCTAAACCGTTATTCTGCGGCTTGGGCGTGGTACCTAGGTCACCACTGGTCATACCGCCGTGAGATGGGCGAGTCACAGTTCTACATGAACTATGTCCGTACCATGTCGGACTACATCACCAACTTCTGTTTTGGTAAGGGCGTTCAGTTTAAAGTACCTGAGCAAAACGGTGCTATCACCCCACACTTGCTCCATAAAGTTTGGGATCAAGATAACAACAAACATTATGTGCTTTGGGAAATGGGTCAACTTGCTTCGGTAACTGGTGATGTGTTCGTTAAAGTTGCTTACGAAGAACCATTTGTTGACAGCGTAGGTATTCCACATGAAGGTCGTGTGCGTGTTATTCCTTTAAACCCAGCACACTGTTTCCCTGAGTACCACCCGCATGACCGTGACCGTTTGATTCGTTTTAAACTTAAGTATCGCTTCTGGGGGACATCACCAGAAGGAACTCGTCAAGTTTATACATTTACTGAGATCCTTACTGACGACACTGTCCAGCAATTTATTAACGACGAATTAGTTGACCAATACGAAAACGTTCTTGGAACTATCCCTGTTGTACATATTCCAAACACATCAATCTCTTCGTCACCTTGGGGTCAGTCGGACATTTGGGACATCATCCCTCTCAACCGTGAACTCAACGAGAAGATGGTTGAAGTCTCAGACATCATTAACTATCACGCCGCTCCTGTAACCATTATTACTGGCGCTAAGGCTTCACAACTAGAGCGTGGTCCTAAAAAGGTTTGGGCTGGTCTTCCTAAGGACGCAAACGTGTTCAACCTTGAATCACGTGGTGAGATGGCTGGCGCTTTGGAATACATCACTTTCTTGAAGCGCACCATGCACGAAATCACTGGTGTGCCTGAGACTGCTCTTGGTCAATTCCAGCCAGTATCTAACACTTCAGGTGTTGCTTTGGCTATCCAATATCAGCCAATGATGAACCGTTTTATGATGAAAAAGATTCACTTTACAAAGGGTCTTGAGCGTATTAACGAAATCATCATTCGCACGGTTGCTATTTTCCAGCCTGAGTATTTGTCGTATAACCCATTGCTTGCGGCTGAACCAGAGCCAGATCAACTCCCACAGTTGGATCCTGCTGACCCTGTCACTTACAAAACAACGGTGCACTGGCCTGAACCACTGCCTGTTGACCAACTCATCAAACTCAATGAAGTTCAAGCCAAGATGGCTTTGGGTCTTGAGTCCAAGCGTGGCGCCCTTGCCTTGTTGGGCGAAGAGTTCCCGAACGAAAAGATGCTTGAAATCTTTGAAGAGTTGCAAAATGACGCCTTGGACCAAGGTGCTCTTGACATGATGAACGCACAGATTCAGCAAGCCATCATGCTTGCTACAGGAATGATTGCAGGACCAGAGGGTGCGTCTCCCGCACCTGCTCCTTCTGGAAGTGGTAATGTAACATCATCTAGTGATGGTAACTCTCCATTACCAGGTGTTGGTGGAGGTATTCCACCAATTGAAGAAGAGATAGTAAACAAATTAGTTTCACGGGCATACGGAGCAAGGTTCGCCCAGCGCCGTAACCCAGACGAAGACAATTAAGGTTTAGAAAAACAGTTATTAACCGCCAAACAACCTATAAGGATAAGACATATGGCAAAGAACGTAGGTCCCGAAGGGGACATCATTACCGTTCCTGTAGACGCTCCAGCAGTGGAGAAGTTTGTAGAGAACGCTACTAAGAACAGCAAGATCTTCACGGAAGATGACGTGGAACAGATCCGCAAGCAGGAGAAAGACAAACTCTACAAGCGGATTGAAGAAGCCGACACCCGTGTAAGGACTATGGAAGAGCAGATGAGCCAGATCGCCGCAGAGCGTGAAGCCGCCCGCAAAGAAGCAGAGGAGCGTGCTAGTAAAGAAGCCGACATCCTGCGTCAACGGGAGATTGAAGAACTCAGCGCCAAGGACCTCCTTGCCAAGCGTGAAGAGGAATTCAACCAGAAACTGCAAGAGATTGACGGAGACTACAAGCGCCGCTTTGACGAGATTGAAGCACAGCGTCAAGCACAAGAGGCGATCATTGAAAAAGAGCGCCGTCTTCAAGAACTTGGGTCCTACCGCAACCGTAGGTTGGCAGAGGAACAAGAAGCGATCATTCCAGAATTAATAGACCTAGTGTCTGGTAATTCGGAAGACGAGATTGAAACATCCATTAGTGTACTTCGTGACCGAAGTGCTGCTATTATTGAATCAATCCAACAAGCGACGGCGCAACAGCAAAGTCGTTTGAGAGGGGTGCCAGTAACGGCTCCCTCTGTAGGGCCAATGGAAACTCAGACGGAATACCAACAGTTGAATGCGGATGACATCCGTAACATGACAATGGATCAGTATGCGAAAATGCGTGATCGGCTACTTAATGCCCGCCCCAATAGGGGTAGGTTCTAAAACCTATAACAACCATTAATCCTTAGGAGGATTAGAACATGGCTTTTCCAGCCCCAACAGGTGGTGCGGTTACAGGAGCAAACCTAGGGTCAATTACGACCACTGGTTACTCAAGTGACTCAACACTTTCACCCGCAATTCAGCAAATCTGGTCCAAGGAAATCTTGTTCCAAGCAATGCCAGTACTCCGTTTTGAACAGTTCGCAGTGAAGAAGACCGAACTCGGCGTGATGCCAGGTCTCACTGTTAACTTCATGCGTTACAACAACCTTTCGGTTGATGCTAACGGTTCAGAATTGGTTGAAGGCGTCCGCATGGAACCATCGGCTCTCTCGGCTTCCCAGATCCAAATCACCGTTAAAGAACAAGGTAAGTCGGTTGCAGTAACCGAACTTCTCTTGAACGCTTCGTTTGATGACGTTATGGCATCGTCCAGCCGCTTGCTCGGTCGTCACATGGCACAGTCCATGGACGTTCAGGCACGCAACACGCTGTACAGCACTGGCGTTCCATTCGGTGGCGGTGCCGCAGTTGCTCCAAACGTAGTCTTTGGTCGCAAGACCAACGGTTCAACCCGTGGATCAATTGCTCCTTACGAGTACTCGGCAGCAGGTTCGGCTTCGGCTCCTGGCTACCTCTCACCAGCAACCATTAAGGACGCTGTTGAAGTACTTGCAGGTCAAAACATCCCACGTCTTGGCGACACTTATGTTTGCTTCGTACACCCAGCACAGGCACGTTCACTCCGTGACTGGCCTGAGTTCATTGAAGTAACGAAGTATGCCGCTCCAGGAAACTTCATGCTCGGTGAAATCGGTCGTATTTACGACGTAGTGTTCATTGAAACCACCCAAGTACTCAAGGGCGGTACGGACATTGTTGACTTGGCTCCAGGAACCGCTGGTTACCAGGATCCAACTGAAACTTCGTACAGCGCAATGATGATCGGTGACAACGCATTCGGTCAGGCAATTGCCCTGCCAGTTGAACTCCGTGACGGTGGCGTAATTGACTTCGGTCGTGAGCATGGTCTCGCTTGGTACGCAATCTGGGGCTTCGGTGTTCTTACACACGAATCCCGAGTATTGATCAACACCAAGGGTGGAGCAATCAACGACTCCTTCTAATTTCTTAGAAGAAAAATGAAGTAGAGTGTAAGGGCGGGGGAAACCCCGCCCTTTATCTCATAATTAACTCAAACAACTAGGAGAATGTAATGGCAATAAAAAAAGCCAATATCTTTGCTGAACCTGTGGAAGCAGACGAAGCACCTGCTGTAGAAGTACAGCCAACTGTTGTTAACAGTGACACGATCAGTGCCCGTGTGAAGGGTACATGGACGATGTTCTGGGGACAGCATTCATTTAATTTTGAGGATGGTTCACGCTACACACTTCCACGTGACCTCTACAATTATTTGCGCAAAAGCGGAAATATCTACGACACTCTCTGAGGTAAATAATGGCTGGTTTTACAGTCCCCAATGCAACCGACTATGCAGTTGGTGGGATCATTGCATCGCTGGATCAAGCAGAACCAGACTCACTTGACTTCTCGTCATTATCTGACCGCCGTGATGCGGTACTTAGTGGTGGTGGCTATACCTCTGTTACAACGGCGTCAGGTAACCCTACGCCCGCTTATCTCAACGTAGTACTTGCTGCTTCAGAGGTTCGCATTGATGGAGTGTATAGCACTATCGCTAGTGGCACAGTTATCGTCCCCCTTGCTGAGGTTAACAGCGATGCTCGCTTTGATTTAATTGTTGCTTATAACAACGGTGGTACCTTTCAATACGCCGTAGTATCAGGTACTGCAAGTAGTACAAACCCAGTATTCCCAACGCTTCCAGACACTCAAATCCCGCTGTATGCGGTGTATGTAAAGAACACTTTTAACACCACCTACACCACTGAACTCCTTGTAGATAAGCGCATTTTTGATCTTACTTCTCTAACCCGTTCTGCAAGCGGTGCACCAGCAGGCAGTCTTGGAAATGTTGGAGATGTTTATTTAAACACGACTAGCCCGTCAAATAATGGTCAATCACAGATCTACGTAAAGACTGGTGCTTCATCATGGGTAAACCTCGCTACATACGTAGCAATGGCTTCAGCCAATACGGCTAATGCTTTAGTACAACGTGATGGTAGCGGTAACTTTACAGCAGGAACTATTACGGCAACTACCTTCTCAGGATCAGGCGCATCTCTTACAAACATCCCAGGGTCTGCATTAGACAACACATCTGTGGCGACTGGAAAGATTGCTGATGGTGCCATCACTGTTGCCAAACTTGCTACTGGAGCGCCACGTGCAGGTTTTAACTCTACTCGTTCAACAACTACTGGAAACTACACAGTGTCTACTTCTGATGTAGGTAAGTTGGTGGAGTTAAGTGCAACTAGTGCAGACATTACCGTAACCGTTCCAGGAACTGGTTTTGCTGACGGTGATCATATTGACCTTCTTCAAACCTCCTCTAACACCTACCGTGTCACTATTCAAGGTGACACAGGTGTTACTGTGAGTGCAGAAGGTAACAAAAGAACACTAAAAGCGCAATGGGCTGGGGCCACTTTGATTAATCGTGGTACCAACACGTGGGTTCTTATCGGCAACTTGACTGCGTAGCCTCTGATGATTCCAGGAATCGTTGAATCGTCTAGGTCAGTAAACCCTTTCTTAGAAACATTTAACCGTGCTAACACGTCTAGCCTTAGCACTACAGATGTTGAATGGACTGAGATTACGGGTGATTGGGTAATTGATACCAACACTGCCTACACCGCTACCTCTGCTTCTTTATACCCAATAGCAACTTTTGACTCTCAAAAATACAATGTGTCTTTACGGGCAACTAACGGAGATAACAAGGCTGGGTTTGGTGTTGCCTTCTGGGTGCAAGACACCAATAACTGGTGGGCATTAGTTAGTGACAGCACTACGACTACTGGTTCTTATTCTTACTACACATGCCCTCAAGGTGGTTACCTTTCAGGAACTACCTGCTACAACACAGTAACTGAACAATACATTCGTTTTTACACAAACGGAGATGGTTGTGTAAACAACCATGCCTATGACTACACCATTGACGCCGCTAGTGGTGACTGTACCTGTAACGACAACTGCCAGCCATGTGATGGTTACCTTGCGTCTGATGGGAATTGTTATCTAGACGTAGTTCCTGGTGTTGGTAACTGTCTTGGTTCAGGGGGGTCTTATAAAGACGGAGACCTTTGTTATTATTATCCAGTGTTTTGGTGCCCTCCGTACACGTACCAAGCCCCAGGTTGCGGTCCTGTTTATGGAACCCTTACAACTGATTACACGTACGCTGCAACTCTTGCTACTGCCAACACCACTACGTATACGTACACAATGAAATTGATCAAAAAGGTTGCGGGAACCGTGTCTGTTGTTGCTACACAAGAGCATGGTACTGACTTAACTGACGGTACTTACATTAATACTTTGTCTGTTGTAACTAACGAAAACCAGTTGACACTTAGTGGTGTTCGTAACGGTTTAAATGTTTCGTTTAGCCACACAGCGGTTAGCCCACTTGTAGCGGATAACCACGGTATTATATTGGCACCTGCTTCACGTAATCAGGGTTCACGAATTGATGACTTCTACTACTTTGGATAAAAATGGAAACACAACTAACAGCAGAAGAACGTTTGGACATCTGTAAAGAATGCCCAAGGTTATTCAAACCCACCTTTACTTGTAAAGAATGTGGTTGCTTCATGAAAGTAAAAGCACAACTCAAAGGGTCAAAGTGCCCAATAGGAAAATGGTAAATATGGATTACGAGATTATTGAAACAACGGTTGGTCCAATTACTAAGTGGAAAGACCAGTTAGTAACCCTTCAGGATATTCCTGTGCTTTTAGATATTGCCTACGCTAATCCTAACTTTTTAAATGATTTATATAAGGCTATTCAACAAGGGATGGCGTCTGCTTTTAAAGATCAACTTGATGCCTTTGAGATGAAAATGAACTTTCATTCTCCAAAAATCAATGCCTACATATCTTCAGCAACCCAATACATTTCTTTTATATCTGGTCCTTGGCCCCAATACAGACAGGTGATGGAGAATAAATGACAACTGAACGTCCTATCCCTAAACCAACGGGCACCGTTGCCGACATCACCAGAGTGTTGGGCGTTATGTCCCATCGCCACAGAGAACAACAACCAGAGGTAAATCAGCCCTACAGAGACACTGTCCCTGGCGCAGGCTCAGGCGATCAGTAATTTGAAGTAAACTGTAAGCATGGCTATCTACTCACAGCAGATCATGGATGAGGTTACCACGGTAGCCAGAAACTACTTGCGGGACTTTCCAAAGTTCTTTCAGGTCTCTTTTGACGCTGTTGGGCGTACCTACGAGTTAGGTCAGCCTAACATTGACACCAGCACCATGTGGATTGCCACAAACGTTGGTGCTTCTGTAACTGAACTAACATCGTCTCAGTATTCACTAGACAGCCGTAACGGCATTCTCCGCCTTGCTTCTACCCCTGCATCAGGAGCAAAGATTATGGTTGAGGGGTACCACTACGAATGGGTGTCCCCACAAGACCTTGAGTTCTATGCCAAGCAGGCTATTTCTCAGCACACTTTCAGTCTTGAAATACCTCTTGAGAACATGTCTGCGCTTATCATTGAAACGATTGGTATTGGCACCATCGTAGAAGCCCTAGGTGCTTTGATGTCTGAGTTCAGCCGTGACATTGACGTTATGACCTCTGAGTCCATTCATATCCCAGCCAGCCAGCGTTTCCGCATGGTACAAAGCCTCCTTGCCTATTGGACTGGTCAGTATCAGTCACAGGCTCGTGCGCTTAACATTGGTGTTGACAGAATTGAAATATTTAATCTACGCCGTGTATCCCGCACAACTAACCGTTATGTACCAATCTTTAAGGCTAAAGAACTTGGTGAGTACGGTCCAATTGAGCGCATCTTCCCAAATCAAGACAAAGAAGTTATTCAACTTGAGGAAGACCCACTGGATAAGTTGCGTGAAGATGTATACATTGACATGGATCCCCCAACGGGCTACACGAATAACACATACATCTAATGGATCTTCGGCGTGAACTAAATAGTATTCGCCGCCATTACCGTGAATACACCAGAAACTATGGTGAGACGGTGGTCTGGTTTGAATACCTAACAGCCACTACTCCAGCCAGCGCTGGGTCACTATACGATGACGTATACGACGAAGGCATAGCAGGACCTAACGGACGCAAGTACAAGTCGGGTGTGACTATTCCCGTATTGATGATTACGGAAACTGAAGACCAGAAACGAGCCATTCCTGAAGGTCGTCAGCCTGTGGAACTCACTAACTTTGTGGCATCCATTGAGGACTTTAGAACCGCTGGGGTGACCGATCCTTTTGAATACCAGAAGCATCTAAACGATATGTTCTTGTATGACGGTCGTTATTTTAGTCTTGCTACATACCGTGTTCGTGGACGCTTACGTGATGACGTCCTTGTAGTCGTTGAAGGTATTGAGGTTTACATCAACCAAGAAATGCCTTTTGACCCAGGTCCAACCGCAATGGGTGTGCAAAACCTTCCTTGGCCTACAGCGTTGCCTAGTATTTGATAAACTTAAAGCAATCTTGGTGAGCGCCAAGAGGTCCAACGCCTAGAACTTAAGGAGAAGCCAATGCCTGGCTTTGATGCCCCTATACCCTCAAGTTCTAGTGACTTTATATCTGGAGAACCTTGGGTTCTTAAGAACATGATGTCTACTACGCTCAACTTTCCCAAACTCGTAGCATCGGCTTTATATGCCGCCGCTCAAGAAGAGGAAGACAGGTTACGACGTACCTATGCAGATCAAGGTATTTCTGCTGATGTGTCAGTCACGTACAACGTTAACAATAATAGGTTTGAAGTTACGGCATCAGGGGCTGAGGTCGTTGAAGCAGAGTACGGCGGACCTACCTCTACAGCACGGGCACTCTTGCGCAAATCTGTGGTTCGTGACGCTGACGCTATGACAAAGACCATTGAAAAGGTAATCAGTAAAGGCTTAAAAGTATGAAGACTGGGTTCCTCTTTGCCGAAGACGAGGCAATCAAAAAGTTGTTTACAGGTCTTACCGTCAGTGACGACCGTGATGCCTCACGCCCAGTTCAAGTGTTCTTCCGATACCCAGAAGGTGAAACAGAACGCTACTACCCTTTCATCACAATTGAACTAATTGACATTGTGCATGCAAAGAACCGTCAGCATTCTGAGAACTTCTTAGATACTCACCGTACGGGGCATCCCAACAATATTGACTATTGGCCTAGCACCTCTTCCGCTAGTTCCCCAAATATTGAAGGATTTGACTCATACAAAACTACTGAGTTTACCCCAATAGATCTTTTATATCAAGTTTCTACGTTTACAAGAAGCGCCATACATGACCGACAAATAGCCACCCAGATGTTAACTACAGTTATCCCCTTTAGGTACAGTTCAATCAACATTGAGGCAGACGGAACCTCTCGTCGTTTGGACCTACTAGATTGGTCTACAGCAGACCTTCTTGACCCTGAAGCGGGCTACAGAAAGCGTATCTTCCGTAAGGTATACACACTACAAATGACGTCGGAACTACCAACGTCTGCACTAATCGGCCTCAAGAAAGTAACGTCTGTATCAACTACACTTGAACAGACGAATTAATTATTGAAACCCTGTCACCTTTGATTTAGGAGTAAAAATGGCATACGAACGCCCAGGAGTCTACGTACGTGAGACTCCATTTACAAGCAACATCAGCCCACGCACCGCTACAACGGCTGCCGCATTTGTCGGTACCGCAGAGCGTGGTCCTGCTGTTCCAACCCTCATTACCTCGTGGAATGACTACAAGGCAAAGTTTGGTGAATTGGCACAAGGTTACGACCTTGGTTATGCTGTTTACCATTACTTTGCAAACGGTGGTCGTGACGCTTATGTTTCACGTGTAATTGACACCACCGCCGTTGCATCTACAGTTGCGTACACAGGTACAGTAACTGGTGCTTCTGGATCATCAACTTTGTTTACTTTGCAAGCATCTTCAAAAGGTGCTTGGGGTGACGACGTTTCAGTTACTTTGAGTTTTGATACAAACACTTTGGTTGANGCATCAAGCGCACCAAAAGTACAGGCATCAACGTTGTTCTCAATGATTGTTTCGCAAGAACGAAACGGTTCTACAATTGAAGTAGAGCGTTGGCAAGAACTTTCGTTTGATCCTTCAGCAAGCCGTTATTTCAAGCAAGTTCTTGAACTTTATTCGTCGTACGTAAATGTACAGGGAACCCCAGCAACAATTGGTACAAACACCACTATTGCTGTTTCTGGTATTACCGCAGGTACATACTCAACAACACTTACATTGGCTAATGGTTCAGACGCTACTAACGCTTCGTCAGTAAGTGCTGACACTGAATGGGCTACCTCAGTATCAAATCTTGATGCAGTAAGTGGTCCTTTGTTGATTAACCTTGTTGGTCAGACATCAAGCACCCGTGTTAACCAAGCGTTGTCATATGCAGCAAACCGTGCTGACGCTTTTGTCATCATTGATTGCCCAATTGACGCTGCAACTAAGGCTGACGTGCAGACCGCAATCTCGTCATACAGCACCAGCAATGGTGGCTTTGGCGCTGTGTACTTCCCAGCATTGAAGATGTATGACCCATCAAAGAGTGGTCCAACCGCTATCCGCAACACCTACCCAGGTGGAGCAATTGCTGGAGCGTACGTACGTTCGGAGAACCTCCGTGGTGTTGCTAAAGCACCTGCTGGTTACTTCTTGGACTTGCAGAACGTATTCGGCTTGGTAGCAACTGTGTCAGATGCTGATCAAGGTACTTTGTATAACACTAACCATGTTAACTGCATCCGCACGATTGCTGGTGGTGGAACAATCATCAACGGTGCTCGCACCTTGGCTAAGAACCGTCCAGACAAGTACATCACGATCCGCCGTACCCTTTCGTACCTACGCACGGTTCTTGATGCACAAACTCAGTTTGCTGTTTTTGAACCTAACGACGAACGTTTGTGGGATCGCATCAAAGTCTCATTGTCCAGCACTCTTACTGATTTCTGGGCTAAGGGGAACTTGAAGGGTGCTAACTCAACAAGTGCTTTCTACATCATCTGTGACTCAACAAACAACACTCAGGCAAGTATTGAAGATGGATACGTAAATATTGAGGTTGGTGTCGCATTGCAGTACCCAGCCGAGTTTGTCGTAATTAACCTCACACAGTGGGCTGGCAACGGCTCTGCTGGAAACCTCTAATCCAAGGAGTTATTTAAAAAATGGTAACAGCAAAAACAATGCGAACTGATCCGCTACGTAACTTTAAGTTCCGTGTGCAGATTATTCCTAAGTCATCCTCAGGTCCTATTGCTCAAAAGTTAAGCCAAGTTAGTGAACTTGGTTTTGCTCAGGTAAGCGGTATCTCCGTAACCAACGAAATCATCACCTATCGTGAAGGTGGAATGAACACCCACCCACACAAGATGGTGGCACAGTCAGACTTTGCCCCTGTCTCATTTGCTCGTGGTGCCTTCAGTGGTCAAGATCAGTTGTTCCAGTGGCAGAAGTTCCTCCATGCTTGGTTGGGACAAGGCGTTGGTGGAGAACCTGGATTGTCAAATGGCGACTCAGAATACCGTTGCGACATTCTCGTAAAAGTATACGACCACCCACACACCGCAAGTGAAGTAGATGCTCAGAGTGGAAACTCTTTGTTCTACCAGTATGACGGTGGACAACAGGGAACTTCTAACAAGCCAGTTGTACCTGGAAACGTTAAGTTTCAATTTAAACTGTTTAATGCATGGCCTGGCGCTTATGCTTTGACCGACCTTAATGCTGGAGACAACGGTATCTTGATTCAATCAATGACCGTTCACCACGAAGGTTTCTACATTGACTGGAACGGTACTCAAGACCTCGCAACCATGTAGTATAACCAGTACCACTATTTAAGGAGTATAAGAAGATGGATGATAAACAACAAGCCGATGCGCTTAATGCCGCCCTTGCAGAAGAGATTCCTGAAGTTAAAGCACCACCCTCAACCTCTATAGAGTTGTTGCGTGGTGTCTTTAACTCGGAAACTAACTCATGGGAAAACACCGCATACGTTCGGGAATTAAACGGTTTTGACGAAGAAGCACTGGCTGCTTTAGATAATCAAAACATAGTTTATTCTGAGTACATGTCCGTACTGTTAAAGCGGGCTGTAGTTTCAGTCGGGTCCTTCTCTGTTAAAGATAACCCAACTGTCATTGATAATTTAATTATTGGTGATCGTGATTTGTTGTTTCTGAAGATCGTTGAAGCAACCTACGGTGTAAACCGTGAGTACCAAGTGACCTGTGGTTCATGCAAGGCTATGAACGACATTGTTGTTCCAATGAATGAGTTTGAGAACCGCAAGGTAGACCATGACCCTCAAACACCTTTAGAAGCAACCTTATCTGACGGCACTAAGATTCGGATGCGTCTTCCTAACGGTATGGACAGCCAGATCGTTGCTAAAAAAGCAAAGTCAACCGCAGAACAAAATACGTTAATGCTGGCTCGTTGTGTTGAATCCCCAGCCATGTCTAACCCACAGCAATGGGCTAAAGGACTTGGTATGAAGGACCGCAATGAGTTGGTTCGGGTACTAATGGACAGCCAACCTGGCCCTGAAGTAGGGGAGGTGAATGCCCAATGCGCTACGTGTGGCTCAGATCTGAACATCGTGCTTGATTGGGCATCCCTTTTATTCGGTTAATCTAACTCATATATACTGGGAATACGATTTGATAGCCACGGTTTACAAGGGCTTTACGCTCAACGACATACAAAATATGGCAGTACGCCAACGGGAGTACTGGTCCGCAATGGGTAAATGGCGTAACTCTGGAGACTGATGAAACATGCCTGAAGAACGTGGCGTAGGTGATGGTGCTTTTGGCGGTAGTCCACGCACTGGAAACAATGTTTCCAATGTAAACGCTAACGTTGGCATGCGCCTTGATAGGTCTATTGCCCGTTTATGGATGACAACGTACGATGATCTTACTAGAAGAGTAAGAACGTTACGTAATGAAATTAGGCAACTAAACACCGAAGCAAGCCGTACCACTGGGGCAATCACTGGTTCAGGTGGCGGTGCGCCATCTTCAGCATCAACTACTACAGCCGCCGCAACTTCTAATGCTACTGCTACAACTGCACGCCTAGTAGCAGGTACAGGTGGTGGTAGCGGTGGTGGGCTTGGTGGCGGACTCGGAAACCTTGGAGGAGGTGGAGGCGGTGGTGGTCTTAGTGGCGCCGCTATGGCTAGTGGGAACCCTTATGCAATGGCGGCGTCATTAGCGGCTAAATCAATCACTAAGAATTTGGACAAAGTCCAAGAACAACTGCAAAAGTTAGATGCCCGCATTGATCGTGGTTATGGTCCATCTTTAGAAGCAGACCGTCAGAGCGTGATGTTCCAACAAATGTATGGAATATCTCAACAACAGAATTACAACCAATTTAGAAAGCCAATTAACAATTACCGACTTGGTCCTGGTGGTATTAACCAGATGCTTAGTCTTCAAGCAACTACTGGTCTTAACGCTCAAATAATGGCTCCAGGTGTGGAAGCAATCCGCACCATGACTGGTTTTGGTTTAAGCACTGGCGATGTAAGCAACATGCTTTCTACGTTGGCTTCTCCAGAAGTAAACAATCGTTTAACAATGACGTTGGGTACGGGTCTGTATGGACCTGGTGGTAAGCAACGCTCTCCAGTAGAAGTCATTCAGGCAATTGTTCGTGGTGCTGGTTTGACTAATGAAAACGTAGTTCGTGGTGCGCTACAACCTGGATCTATGACCCGTGCTCGTTTGAGCGCTATGGGTGTACCTCCAGAAATGCAAGATGTTGTTATTCAATACGCAATGCAAAACATTCAATACCAGAAAAAGACTGGCGGAAAGAAGGGGATGTACAACCCTGCTGACCGTAAGCAGTTGGGTGTCATGGGTATTGATAAGAACTTTGCTACTGAACGAGAAGTAACAGATGTTCGTAGAACACAACGTGATGAGTCGTTCTATAACAAACAAAAAGACAACTACGCATCTTTAGAGCGCAATACCCAGAAGATGGAAGACCTCACACGTAAGGTTGAGGAGTTAACTGCCGCCATTATTGGTGCTCGTATTAGTACCCGAAATAACCCGTTAACCAATGCTCTTGGTAAAGGTTTTGGTGCGGCTTTTGGTCCAATTAAAGATGCGTTAGGTTTAATTGGTGGAGATGCTTTAGAAGATGGAACAGGATCTAAAGCAACTAATGGTGCTAGGGGTGGCAGAGGATCGGTAAATGTACCAAGTAGTTTAAATAAAACGTTTGGTGATCGTTTGCGTCAAATGATGTCAGAGCGCCCAAGCATCACAATTGGAACTGGTTTCCGTTCCTCAGCGGATCAGCGAACAATGTTCTTGTCCCGCTATTCAAAGACCTCTGAAAAGACAGGTGTGTACTGGGACGGTTCATACTGGAAGAAGCATGCTGGTGTTCCAGATGCGGCTCCCCCAGGAATGTCAATGCACGAACTTGGTTTGGCAGTTGACCTTAACTATCCAACAAAGGCTGACGAAGAATGGTTCATGCGAAACGCTTCACGCTTTGGTTTGAAGACTATCTCAAGCATTGCTGAACCTTGGCACGTACAACCAGCAGAACTTGCAAATAGCAGAAGGCAATATGAAAAAGATGGAGCGCCGTGGGGACGTGGTCCTGCGGGAACTATTGCTTACCCATTTGACGCTACCTTTGAAGGAACTCCAGAAGATTCATATGGCGCTAGTGGTGGTATCACTGTTAATTCTCAAATGAGTATTGCTGATTCCATTACTTATTCTCGTGCTAGTAATGTGCTGAAAATTGGAGGAGGTGGCATTGGTGGTCGTGTAGTTACATTACGTACAGGAGCGCCAAAAACTGGGGAAAATAAAGGTAAAGGTTCTGCACCAGGGTTTAAACCAGGAACCATCCCTGCGGGATTCATGTACCGAACAACTCCAAACTACCAAGGTTGGGGTTATTTTGTTCCACAATCATTTACCGACGCTGATCTAGAAGCCTTACACCTACACGAGCAAAAGGATTGGACTAGAACTGTAAAGAATCGTGACGGCACGCTTATGGGCGGATTTGCCATGAATCAATATAACTGGAACCGAGGTGGTGGTTTAAAGTATGCAAAGAATCCTGCACTAGCAACTCCTGAAGATCAAAAGAAAGTAGCCAAAGTTCTATTAGAACAACTTTGGGCGCACGATGGCTTTGAATCTATTGTACGAGGCAACATAACATGGCCTGGTGCAGGAAAACTTAAATCAATTGATCTTCCTCCTGGAACCCCTATTAGTACTACAAAGGGTTCTTCAGGTGACCCTATTAGCGCACCTTCTCGTGGTGGCGGTGGTAACACTGTGATCGTAGAGGGCAATGGAGGTGGTATTACAATTGCTCCAAACATTTACATTCAATCAGCAGGTAACAATGTGGCAGACGCAAACCGTGCCGCTCAAGAGATTGCAGATATCATTTCTCGTAAAGTTAAAACAACTGCTCTAAGGGGTATGTAATGGCTAATAAATTCCCAGCACGTTATCAAAATGACCAGTTTTATAACTTTACTAAATATGAAGGTGGCATCAAACCAGGTAGCGAAAAGGCTATTGGAGATAAAGACAACCCTGGTTTTTTATGGCCTGCCAGTAATTATAAGAATGCTGTTACAGGAACAAACATCAAACTACAGCGTGGGTATATGCGTATGATTGCGGAAGCATATGGGACAGATGCAGCAAGTCAAAACTTGTCTAAACGACGTTTTAACTTTCAATTTAACCCTGACGTTCTTGTACGTTCCGTAACTGCTCGTAATGATGTTCAGTTTTGGATGAACCAAGACCCTAGTCAGTTTGTTAATCCAATCCCAGGACAATCTAACTTTGCTTTTAGTTTCATATTAAACCGTGAGGCAGAGGTAGCGTCAGGAACTTACCGTAATAATTCAAACGTTATTACTACTAATAATCGTCCTACAACAATACCTGGAGAAGTACGAGATGTTTATGCGGCTTCACCTGGCGGTGGGGGTGGCAAAGTTGGCACTACTGTTGGTGAATATAACCCATCGTCAGTAACTGATATCGGTGTTCTAGCAGACCTTATGGTATTTGACCAAGTTATTGGTCAGGGATTAAATCAAGATTTAGCAAACAAACTGTTAGGAAAGATTACTGACTACACAAAAGAATACAACATTAATAACCCTACAAATGCATCCGCAGGAACAGCAGATGCTCAAGACCAACAACCACTTGTAATGCCATCAGACTTAGGCGAGTATCTGTCTGGGAATATTGGTAACTCTGCGTTTCTCATCGCTCAACCAGTACGAATAGTGTTTTCTTCTTTGTACATGGTTGAAGGGTTTATAAGCAGTTCAACTGTTACGTTTAACAAATTTAACCTAGCCATGGTGCCAACACAATGCACTGTAGAAATTCAAATGGAAGCAATGTACATTGGATTTGCAACTAGGGATACGTTTCTTACACGTAGTCTTAAAGTTGCGCTAGAAGACACTCAACCAGGTCAGGGCAGTAGTGATGTAGAGCAAGAAGCCATAAAGTTACAGCCGCTTGCTGATGACCTTGTTAATAGAGTTGTGCGCTCTAAGAGTTCTATACCATCAAAAATAAACCCATTTAGTAATGACAGCAACAGAAAAGAACTTAAAATATCAGACATTTTAAGTAAGGGTGACAGTACGTTTTTTGAAGTATCTATGGTCCCTACTAATACTTACGATGTTAATAAAGATTTTATTGCTAAAACAGATGCCACTATGACTATTAGAATAACGTACAAAGGTCGTCAAGGTGTTCCTCAAGACCCTGACTTTACAGGTAGTATTGGTAAAATTATCTACGAAACGTCTGCTCAATCAGAAGTTACTTGGGACTCTGCTATTCCATTAGTTAACGCAAGGCCAACTACTTTTGAAATAACAAAATTAAACCCAAGTATTGCAAATAAATATGACACGTCATCGGCTGCTAAATACCTTATTGAAGTCAATATTGGTTATGTTGTTTCTGGTACTCAAGGTGGTCAAGCAACTTCAAAACAATACGCTCAAGCACTTACAGAAGTGTTATATGATAATTGGATAGACGGTGATTCATTCAATGTTAAAACTATACAGTCTTCAACAAAGTTAAATTAATTATGGCTATTAATACATCCTCACGGTACACAACAGTCATTGATACTTCCTCTACTAATATTATTGCTGTTCGTAGAGACACTACTTCAGTACGTTACACAAACTATGTAACACGTTCAGAAGAATCATTTGAAAGTCTTGCTAATCGTATATTTCGTGATGGTACTCAATATTGGCGAATTGCTGATATGAACCCACATGTTAAATTCCCCGATGTAATACCTACAGGAACGATCATTCGGCTGCCTGCATGATTTTTAAAAGTAATCATCCTAACTCTCCTGATGTATCAGTTATCTTAAGTGATGTTTCAGTAGATTACGCAACAATACAATCTGTAAGTATTGACGTGCATGAAAACATGCATGATATGGCAACTATTACTTTTAGCGGTTTTCTGACTAAAGGTATTACTGATTATGTGGGTGTTCCTGTTTATATTTCTATTGGGGTTAATGAAAGCCGAGTAATTGAGTTTTACGGTTATGTCTCGTTTGTTGAACCTGTTATGGAAACAAGAAAGGGTTTAATAAACAACAGCCCTGTTCAAACTGCTGTGCTGACCTGTATGGGTGCATCCTATGATATGAGCAACAATAAGTACAGAGTGTGGGAAAACGTTACCCTTGCAAATATTGTTGAAAAGATAGCAACTACTTATGGGTATTCGCTTGCAGTTCCAGATGATCGTTTTGTATGGAAACGACTATTACAAAACCAAAAGTCTGATTGGCAGTTTTTAAAAGACGCTTGTAATTCAATTGGGTATTACATGACTACGTCAGGAACCCACATACACATCTATGACCCGTACAAAGCAATTGCACGGCAACTTCCTTATGTAGAGTTACTCACTGTGCGTGGGGCATTTGGAGACTTAGAATATGCGCCTGGTCGGATTATGGAGTTTAGAGGATTATTTGGAGATATTACTTTAGACGGGGCTGTTTCTAAATATAACTATGTTGGTATTGATTCATCTGGCACTGTTGTACAAGCCTCTACTTCTGATGATGA